CTTCCTGGGTGTCGGCTTGGCCGGGAACCCACGGTGTTTCACTCATTGTTGTTTCTTTCCGTGATTCATGCCCCGTCGGGCTACCGATGTTTAACGCCCCGTCGGGCGACACCCATTGGCCGCTGGGTGCAGGCGTGAAGACTTAGTTGTTGTCGCCGGGTTCGACGACCAGGGAGGCCCGCAGCATCCACGAATGCTTACGGTGCGCGGCCTGACGATCCGCCAGGAAGTTCGACAGCCCGTGTTCCTTGTTCTGCTCGGCCAAATCGAACGCCGACGCAAACAAGTCAGCCATCCGGTTGCTGTCATCAAGTAGCTGTTGCTTGTAGTCATCGGAGACCAGGTCGTCGGCCGCGAAATCCTCAAGGATCGACAATCCGCGCATCTTGTAGAACCCGGCCGGCACAAAAACCTGGCAGCTGCGGAGCTGCTCGGCGAAATCGTCGATGGACTCCTGGACCTCGGTGTAGATGCGCTCAAACAGCAGGTGGTCTTGATAAAACTCGTCGCCTTGGACGTTCCAGTGCGCGTCCTGGGCTTTGATCAGAAACGAGTATTCGGATGAGAACGCTGTCCGTAGGGCGAGACTCAATTCTGGGTTCATTGGTTTGCTTTCTGGTCGGCGTAACGCTTCCGGCGTTCAGCGTTCAACCGGTCTTTCACGTCGGGGTATTGGGCTTTCCGCATCTCATTGATCACGGCATCCACGTCGATGGCCCCGAACTCGCCTTTTGTTTTTCCGGCCGCTTTCGCCGCATCTTGGGCGTTGAAGTAGTCCTGTTCCCACTGCTTGACATAGTCAGGTGGCTCATAGATGCCGTTGCGGACAGGGACAGCGATGCAATGGCAGTTGTCGTGGTAGGGCTCACCAAGTTTTTGTGAACCTCGGAGCTGGCCGGCGCCACCGGCAATAAACCGGCCTTTGCCGCCTTTGCCTGCGCGGCGCTTGTTGCCGCCCAAAGATACTGCGCCAGGATCGTCGGCGGCGCCCTGGCCGCTGAAGCGGGGCCGGAACGGAAGCGGAGTGCCGGCCGCCCTCATGCGCCGTTCCATCATCGACAAATCTTTACCCCGGCCAACCACCGATTGGGCTGCCGCCTCAGAAGCGTAGACAGCACCCCTGGTGGCCATGATTCGGCAAAAAGAACAGGCATTTGCTGATGCGTGCCGAGCCCATTTCGTGCCTTCACGCTCGGCATTCGAGAGGATGGTGTCGCGGGAAGCATTGAACACTTGCCGTTCCACACTGCCGATCAAGTTCGCCAGCGGGTCGGCTTGTGCCAATGCCCACCCCACGTTGGAATGCAGAATGTCTTTCGGTGGTGCGGGCTGCGTTTCAACGGCGAAATTTGATGCCGGATCGATGCTTGAATACCATTCTGCGGACACAACAGCCGCCGCCACGATGAACGGGTCCACGGTGGCCGGGTAGGCGTCCTGCAAAGCTTTCCAGCGGGTTTCCGGGTCGGCGTTTTGAAGCTTGTTCCACAAGATCGTGATGGCCACAACAGCTTTACCGGATAGTCCGGTTAAAAGCTGCTGAAAGTTGCTAACTTCAGTAGGTGACGGCACCGTTACTCATCGGCATGTTCGCCGGGGACGGCTTCGGCGCTGCCGGCGGCATCTGACTCAACGGTGGCGTGGTTGGGGCGGGCGGACCCTGCAACGCGGCGAGGAGCTGGTTGGTTTGGCCGCGCCGCATCGCATCCTTGATCGATTGGGCTTTCTGCTGATTAACCCCGGGAATCAAATCAATCAGTTCCTCGATGGGAACCCCGGCCGCCGTCAGCTTGGTGACACCGTCAACGATGGCCCCGAACGCCCGCGCTTCGGTATCGCGCCACTGCACCTCCGAAGAGGTGTCCTCGGCGGTCGCGGTGTCGCCCTCAATTTCGGCGGCACACCGAAACACCTGCTCCCACGATTCGCCGAACGAATCGCGTTTCGACATCAGTTTGCGCTGCTGGTTCGCTTCGCTGGCGGCCAAAGCTTCAGCGGACAGGTTGACCATGCGGCCGGCCACAGATCCGGGCGACACCTGCGCGACCATCGCGATGTGGTGGGTGATTTCCTCCAACACCGAGTTGTATTGCTCGAGGCTGGCGGGCTGGAACGAATCGACTTTCACGTCGGCGTCCTCAAACGCCCACACCCGTCGTGCTGATGCCTGCAACACCTCCGCGGACGTACCCGACCAGCCCGTAATGACCTTTTGTGGGTGAGCCCCAAACCGGGACGCGATCAACCGGTCAAAGTTCACCGAATTCAAGGTTTGTTGCAACCGGATCAGCGGTTCAATCTCGCCCACAATCAGATCGTCGGCATCCCGGCCGTTAATGAACCGGACCACCGGGCAGTACGACGAGCCATGCCGAACCGGGTCACCGATATCAGTGATGTTCAACGACCGGGCCATCAACGTCTGATACTGCGACGCCGCCAGGGCGGTCTCATACTGCGACGTACCCAACGCCGGAATCTCACCCAAATCCAGCGGATAAACGTACTGGTCGTCATACAGCAACGCTTTCCAGCGCGGATGGGCGTCGGTGGAGTCCACCCACTGCTCGAACGCGTACTGCGGCCAAATATCGACCTGCGGATCTTCATACACGGCCAACAGTTGGCGTGGGGAACGGGTTTTCCACACCGAACCGTATTCGTTTTGCCCAATTACGACATAGGCGGCGCCGTAGGTGACGGCGGGCCGGTGGACCTCGGCCTGTCGGGCGTCCATGCGGTTGCGCTGCCACATATCCCAGGCCGGGGCGTTCTCTTTCGCCAACGCCGACTTGTAGCCGATCACACACAGGTTTTGTGTGAAGCTATCGCGCACCAAACCCAACACGTTTTTGATGGCCAGCCGAGACAAGTCCTTAATCTCGACTTCGGCGCCCTCCGGGATGTGCGGGGCGCCGAGCTGGCCGGCCGTGAACCCGTAAATCCGGTCCAGATAGGTGCGCTCGGACAGATGAAGCCGCCACATATCGTCCACAATCCCGCGAACGCCATCATCGTCTAACAAGACACACCTCCTCTACACAAAGCACGCTTTACCTGACCTCAACTTGGGCTTCTCAGCCACCTCACCGGATGTCAAACCCCACAACGCCAACGTCGCCGCGATGATCGGGGTGATATCGGATTCCGAATCCTTGCGGGACCAGCCGAACCCGGAGTCGCCGATCTTGCGTTTCCGGGCCGCCGACAACGCCGAGTTCAGCAACGGCTGATCCAGGTGGCGCATCGCACCGTCCATGACTGAGTCGTAAAACCCGCCGAACGCCGCCGCCATCTGCCGTGCCGACGTGACCGTGACCGTCAAACCGCGCTGACGCAACGGGTCCACGAACGAGAACGCCGCCGACGCCCCATCGACAACGACAGCGCGAACGTCGTGGCGTTCGCACAAGTCCACGAACCGTTGGATGCCCCAGTCGGCTTCACCACGGCGGGACTCCACCACATCCACATACGGGATGCCGTCGGTGGTCCAGGCCGCCGACGCAATGGTGGCCGTCGACCTGTCCGGGGACACGTCGAACGCTATCGCCACCTCAGTGCCGGCATCGGCCAGGTTCGCTGCCGCAACCACCGACCACGAATCCGCAGAAATGACCCGCTGTGAGCCAGCCGAATCCCACATACCAAGTCTCTCGCGGGCGAACCCCTCATCGGAGAACCGGGACCGTTCACCCTGGATGACATCCCATTGCAGCCGGCCACCCAACGCCGGATTGGCTGATGACGCCGACAGCGGATCATCCAAATCAACAGAACTGGTACACGACCACTCATGCCACGCCAACCGAGACGATTTACCCGACAGGGCATCGTCGCGGGTACGCGTAAACACTTCCCCGTTCGCCGTCGGCCCCGGCGGGGTGCCAGTAAAAATCCATTGCGGATTCCCAAGCGGCGCCGCCGACGTGGTCGGCATCAAAGCCTCCAACGCATCGTCGGAAAGCTCCTGGGCCTCATCGCACACCAGAACATCGACCGTGAAACCACGACCAGAGCCCTTCGACCGGGCCACAAATTCGACCTGGCCGCCATTGGTCAACACAATGGCCTCTTGGCCGTTCGTGCGGCGAATATCCTTGACCAGCTCGGTCAGCTCCGGCCACTTGCGCGGATTCTCAAAAAACGAGGCCAACCGAATAAAAGCTTTGCGGGCCGTCTTCACCTCATGGGCGGTGTGCAAAAACTTTTCACCCAACTGGATCATCCCGAACAGCTCACGCATTTCAAGGATCGCGTTCTTGCCATTCTGGCGAGGAACGGACAGTCCACAGGTCAGCGAAGCGAACTTGCCGCCCTTACCCGCTCGAGCCAACCAATCCTCAAGAACCTGGGCCTGCCACAAATCCGGGCTCAGCCCATACGCCGTCGACAGGAACGCGGCATCTTCCCCATCGCCACGAAATCGGCCTTTAGGCGCGACGTGAACCCGCGGCGTCTGAACGCCGAGCGGCAAGTTCATCTAACGCCGTGCCTTTCCTTTGGGTCGGTTCATCACCAAGCGAAAGCCGAGCCGTATCTAAAATCTTGCGGCAAATTTCTGCTGACCTGTGATCACCACGTAGTGCTGGCGCCCAGTGCGCCCTGAAAAGGGCTTCCGTTCGTTCTTGTAAAACAGCTTTTCCATGAAAAGCAAGAACGCTGCGCCGATCAGCAGAGTTTTCCAACTCGCTAACCAGAACACTGTGCACCTCGGTAACATCCATTTCAGTGGCCGAAGCAATCTGGTGATAAGTTGCGCCGGCCAAGAAAAGTTGAAACACCCGTTGATCACGTTCGGATTCATCAGCCAACGAAGGACACCTCCAACCCATCTAGCCTTGGAACGACCCCCGTGTGTTGCTGAAACCGGTGAATGATTACGTCGGCATACTTTGGGTCAAACTCGACCAGAAAAGCGCGAGAGCCGCGGTCGTTGGCAGCAATAAGAGTTGACCCTGAACCGCCGAACGGGTCAAACACGATCCCGCCTTGGGGCAGAGAGTTTTTAAGCATGGCGTCAATTAGCGCGACCGGCTTCATTGTTGGATGCTCGGTGTTGCGCGGCGGGCGAGCAAACTCAAAAACAGTTGTCTGCGAGTTATCTCCGTGCCACCGCTCGCCGCCTCGGCCCAGTCGGCCTGCGCCACCGGAAGTGAACCCGTACAAGATCGGCTCATGACGGTAGTGGTAGTCCGAGCGGCCTAAGACCTGGCTTCCCTTGACCCATACAAGTTTTTGGCGCACGATCATTCCAGCGCCCCGCATTGACTGCTCAAATGCAGGTTCCATGTCCGCGTGTGCAACATAAACAGGCGCACCGGGTTTACAGACGGAAACAATGGTAGCAAAGGCTGCGTCCAACAGTGCAGGCAGCGGAATGTTGTCATTGACAATTGTTTTTCCACCTTGGCGCTTACGTTCCGCTGGCGATAACTCATGGCAGCCGCCGACGTAATCCACTCCATACGGCGGATCGGTCCAGACACAATCCGGCGGCTCATCGGCCACCAAGTCCCGAACAGCCCCAAGATCAGTCGAATCCCCCACCAGAAGCCGATGCTTCCCCAACTGCCAAATCTGCCCCAGCTCCGAAACTGGATCTGCGGGAACCGACGGCGCTTCGTCCGGGTCAGTAAAAACCTCGGGCGGAAACAAGTCCTGCCGCAACGCCTCAAGGTCAGATATCCCATAACCGGTCCCCGACAAGTCATCCAAGGAGTCCAGAAGCGCAAATAGGGCCGCGTCGTCATACCCTCCAAGGTCTGCCAACCGGTTATCGGATGCCACAATTGACTTAGCCGTAGATTCGTCCACATCAACCACCGCTGCGTCGATAACCGACCAGTCCAAAGACCGGGCGGCCATCAAAGTGTGGTTGCCGGCTAAGACCTCAAACGGACGCCCAGTAACAGACCCGCGGTTTACAACAATCGGTCGGTATTGGCCGTGCCGAACCAAAGATTTAGCTATTTGCTCAACGGAACCCTTTCGCGGGTTTCCCGCAAAGGTTTCTAATACGCTGACCTGGAGTTTTTCGTAGGAAATCTTTTCTACTATCACGATTTTCCGAGTCTGCAATCCCCATCAGTAGGGGGTTGGAGTAACTTCTTTCGGGTCGCCAGGAATGCCGGTTGTGTGCGAGCATTCCGGGCAGGCCAGGTTCGTGTTGGAAATCATGTTTTCGGCGCGGATCTCGGCACGCGGATTGCCGCGATGACCGACGATTGTGACCGGGTTTTCGTTGCTGTTCATTGCCATTTCAGGGCACCTTTCATCTGTTTTTCGTGGTCGGGGGGATTTTCGCCGCAATGCCTGTGGTGCGGCG